AAGGCTCCGCCTGCGTCTGGACACCGAACGACGAATTAGCGATTGAGCGGGGGTGTTGGTTTGACCCGAAACAGGCGGAGCATTTCCGGGACTTCTGCCAGAAAAATCTATCGCTATGGGAGGGCAAGCAGTGGGCGGGCAAGCCGTTTGTTCTGATGGACTGGCAGTGGGTCGACGTGTTCTCGAAACTGTTCGGCTGGTTCAAGTGGAACCCGGACTGGAAGTGTGTAGAGCGGCGGTTTAGTCATGCGTTTGTGCTTGTACCCAAAAAGCAGGGCAAAGCACTCGCTCTAGATACGCTTATCACGACTCCCACCGGTTGGACAACGATGGGGGATATCGCGGTTGGCGACGAGGTGTTTGATGAACGCGGGTTGCCGTGTACGGTGACGGCTGCGACCCCGGTGATGTTTGGTGAGCCCTGCTATGAAGTCGAGTTTTCGGATGGCGAGATAATCCGCGCGGATGCAGCCCACCAATGGTATACCGAGACATACCGAACGGGGCGGCCGTGTAGGGCGGCATTACGCGGCGTGCCCTCTGATCAGTGGGTCGCTACCTACGAGGATCATATTAAGACCACCGATGAGATTGCGGACACCTTGATGTTCAATTGCGGAAGTGGTCCCGCGTGTAATCATCGCATTCCGGTTGCAGGTCCGCTGCAAACCCCGGATGCGATATTGCCGATTGATCCGTACAAATTAGGGCTATGGCTGGGCGACGGTGAAAGCACCGCCGCACGCATAACGGTAGGCGACCGGGATGCCGACGAGCTGTTTCGTATTCTTAGCCCGATGGGATGCACTCCACACCAATGTAGTTCAGGCTATCGGTTTACACTCCCGGGGCTGCACGTGTCGCTGCGGGAGGCTGGGCTATTCAGCAATAAGCATATTCCCCGCGAGTACCTACGGGCATCGGCTGCACAACGTGTGGCGTTGCTTCAGGGGTTATGTGATAGCGACGGAACGTGTGCCCACGGTGGCCAGATCGAATTTACGAGTACTCTACCGCGTCTCGCTGGTGGCGTTACGGAACTGCTCAGGACGCTCGGCATTAAGCCCCTCGTTCGAGAGGGAATAGCCACACTGTACGGACGAGAGATAGGCCCGAAGTGGCGGGTGCGGTTCTACGCCTACGACGACGAGCCGGTGTTTCGCTTGTCCCGGAAGCGCGAGAGGCAGAAGCCGCGACCGACAAAACCCACAAGGGCTCGCAACCGGCAGATTGTGCGATGCGAGCCAATCAAATCCGTGCCCGTCCGGTGCATAGAGGTAGATTCGCCATCACGTCTCTACCTTGCCGGCGAGTCGATGATTCCGACACACAATAGTCCCATGGCAGCCGCCGTCGGTGGTTACTTCCTGGCGGCTGATGGTGAGCAAGGCGGGTTGGTACTTTCAGCGGCGTCGGCACGCGAGCAGGCGGCCATCGTTCACGGACACGCGCTGAACATGATCCAGGCGTCGGAGTCATTGGACCCACGGTGCAAACTGAATCGGTCGAACAATCAAGTCACGTTCGAGCATCCGGACCTATTCAAGCACGCTCGCAACATGGAGCGGACGCCGGCGAACAACGTCTACAAGTCGATCAGTTCTGACGCTGGACCCCAAGAGGGACGAAATGCGAACTGTATCATTGCCGACGAGTTGCACGTATGGCACGGCCGGAAGTTATGGGACACGTTAGAGTATGCGTGTGAGACCCGGGTATCGCCGTTGTTCTTCATGATCTCGACGGCCGGCGATGACGAGCAATCAGTATGCTTCGAGCAGTACGAATACGCCAAGGATGTGATGAGCGGACACGTCCGGGATATCGGGTTCCTGCCGTACATTCGGGAGGCAGATAAAGAGGACGACTTCGACGACCCCGAGACATGGCGGAAGGCCAACCCGTCTTTCGGTGTGACGATCACTGAGACTCGATTCCGGGGTATGTGGGAGAAGGCGAAGCGCACGAGTAACGCGGCGGTGGCCTCGTTCAAGCGGTATCGGTTCAACATTTGGGGCACGGTTGCGGACCCGATGATCGATCCGGATGCGTGGGACGACTGCTACGAAGCGTATACGACTGAGTCGTTATTCGGCCAGCGTTGCCACGGCGGGCTCGATCTGTCGAAGTCGCTGGACATGACGGCATTTAACTTGATGTTCCCCAGTGACGAGGGCATGCGGCAACTGTGCTGGTTCTGGTTGGCCGAGGAGCAATTCGAGCGGAACAAAGGGCGGGTGCCGTATCAGGATTGGGTTGATGCCGGGTGGTTGGATATCTGCCCGGAACAGACGATCGATTATGACATGGTGATCGAGCGTATTATCTGGGCGGCGGAACAGTACCAATTGACGAGCGTACGGTTTGACCCGTGGAAGGGTGAGGTGGTTGTTCCACGGCTGACGACGGCTGGCATTGACGCGGTGGAATTTCCCCAGCAGCCTAAACCGTTTGCCGGGCCCACGTCCGAGTATGAGGCGATGGTTTTGAAGAGGACGTTGCACCACAACGGCAACGACTGCTTAACGTGGCAGTCTCGGCATGTGAAGTGCAAGACGGATACCAATAACAACATTCGCCCGGTGAAGGGATCCCGGGGCGACATTCGGACGATTGATGGCATAGTGGCGGGCATCATGGCGCTGGACGGTACAATGAGGGAGCCCGTCGTCGGCAAGAGCTTCTACGCAGAGAACGAACTGGAGGTGACTGGTGGGTGAGACTCAACAACTAGAACCGGGGATACCCTTGCCGGTCGTGTCGGCGGTTAGGTCGCTAAAGGTGTCCCCAGGGGACACGATAGTGCTGGAGTGTGCTCGTCAGGTAACGGGTGCAGAAAATACGAAGCTTTATCGACACTTGGAGTCAATGTTCCCGGAGCAAAAGATAATGATCCTGTGCGATGGACTCACAATCAGCAAAGTGGTCAAGTCATGAAACGACGTAGATTTCTTCAGTCGGTTGGCGCATTGGCTGCCGTGCCCTTCGTGGGTCGTAAGCCTGTCAGTGCCCCATCACAGCGGACGCCTCGCTGGCGATGGCAAGTAGGCAAGTGGCAAGCATCAGACGTGAACCACAATAATCGGGTGTGGAAGTCGCGTGCCCTTATTACGCCTGTGGAATTTCAGGCACTCATTGCCGCCCAGCCTGGCGTGAACTGCGAAGTTTTCTGCGGGAAATCGCCGGGACTCAGTTCCATCGTTACGCTCAAGGGTGGACCGGCGGATGGATGGGAGGGCGAATTGGCTGACTGTGTTTCCCATCTAGACGTTCCGGTAATGAATCACAGAAGGCTCACTCACTACCGCTATACACGGTCTCTGTCCAATCCTCTGATTATGGGGTGAGGGAGCATGAGTCCATGCAGATACAAGGAAGTCATCGAAGTTTACGACACCGCCCCCTGTACGCTCAACGGCAAGCCCGGTGTGGTATTCCTGGACGGCTGCGGATGGTTTCTGCAAGACAGGCAAGCCCCAGTAACCATAACGGCTGTGCGAGACCCATTCGGAATTCCATTGAAGAACAGTGCCGGGCAACAGTTCAATCCGCTGTTGCTGGTCGTGGACGACCGAAACTGAGGGGAGTGAATCATGTGGAACCCATTTAGGAAGCGGCCGAAAATTACCGACTCCACATGGCAGAATGGACCGCTATCCTGACGTTTGCGATGCTACTGAAACAGACAAACATGCAACTATGCCAACCGACCAACCACTAAGCTACGATCAATTAGCAAGCATCGCCCTGGCGGTGTATATGAAGCAAGGCTTCAGGGGTTTGCCGGTTGGCCTTTTTGCAACTTGAAACTCGAAAGGTAAACCGTCCATGCCAGCAATTCAGATATCGATTAAGTGCCGAGCAGTATTCGAGTACCCGAGCTTCAGCCCCGGGCTCTGCACTTCTACGCCCGGCTTGACCTTGACGGATACCCGCACCGATGACTTGATGGCGTCGTTTGCTCTCTGCCTGGACGGTAACACACCGTTTACGATTATGGATCAACTCTGGCGTGCTGGCGTACGGCCTAGTGAAGATGTCGCCGATCGGTGGGGCCCCATGGCAAAACTACTGGAGGCATCCGACGACCGGCCGACAGTGGAAGAGGCAACGAATGCCCTGGTAGCGGCACTGCGTATCTTGACGCAGAAGGGAAACGCACCGTGCGAATAGGAAAAATCAGTTCATCTGCCAAAGCAGACGAGAGGCGATTTGTTGCCGCTTTCCGTAAGGCAGTCCGTGCGATGCGTAAATTCTCTTGCTGGCCGTGAACCTTTACCGAGTGAGTGAGGAAGCAATGAGAGCTGACACAGTAAACAGAATAACCAGAGCACTTCGGAATGTACTATTTATCGTAGGTGTGTGCCTCATGGTCGGCGGGACGGCGACTCAAAGTGTGTCTGCTGCGATCATTGTGCTAGGCACCTTGTGTACAGCGGGGGCGGTCACGGGGATGTGGCTAAAGCGAGGGTAACTATGTTCGATACGATTCTCGGAATGGCAACGGATCCTGTTCCCCGGGCGCCGACCGACGACTTTTGGTACACCGGCATAGGCACGTCTACCCGTTCGGGCGTGAACGTGTCGGAAGAAACCGCCATGGCCTTCGTGACGGTCTATTCGATTGTGGCCAAACAGGCCAAGACGATGGCCACGCTCCCGTTAGACGTGGTGGAGAAACGCGGTGCCGAGCGGATTCCGACCGACCACTGGCTAGAGGACTTGCTAACCGGGCAAGCCAATCCCGAGGCTACGGGCATGACTGTCCGTGAAACTCTTTGGGCGAATCTGGAATTGTGGGGCAACGCCTATGCGGAGATCGTGTGGTCATCCGACAGGCTTGAGGCGATGGAAATCATTCCGTTGCAGACACGATACGTCACAGTTGGCAGAGGCGGAGACGACAAGTTGTCGTACAAGTACGCTGAGCCGGGGAAGGATACTAGGTATCTTCCGGCAAGCCACGTGTGGCATATCCCCGGATTGTCCTTCAACGGGATCACCGGACTGTCTCCGATTGGATACAACAGAGAGGCCGTCGGGCTGGGGATAGCAACGGCCACGTTCGGGTCGAGCTTTTTCAAGAACGGTACATGGGCCGGCGGATGGGTTGAACGGGATCCGGATGCAACACCCGGCGTGGGTGAACTGAGCCGGGAAAACGGGCTGAAGTTGGTAGCCAGTATTGAGGACAAGCTAAAGGGGGCCGAGAAGGCGTTTAGCGTGTTTCTGTTGCGGGAGGGCATGAAGTATCACCAGACTACGACTATGCCACTGAAGGATGCCCAGTTCATTGAACTCCGAAGATACAACCGGGTAGACTTGTGCGGGATTTGGGATATGCCCCCGAGTCTGATACACGACCTGACGGACGGCACTTTCAACAACACGGAAGAGCAAGGGCGGATGTGGGTGCGAGATTCACTTCGCCCCCGTGCGGTGCGATTCGAGGCGTCAGCAAAGGCCCGATTCTTTCCGAACGAGCCCTTGCACCTTCGCCACAACATGAACGGCTTGCTGCGGGGCGCGTTCAAAGACCAGATGGAAGCCTTCGCGACCGGTCGCCAATGGGGGATCTTCAACGTCAACGAATGTCGCGAATTGCTGGAACTGAACCCCGTGCCGGGCGGCGAAGAACGCTTGACGCCGCTGAACATGGTGGCGCTAGGAGCGGAGCGGCTGGACGTGGTGACGTTGCCGAAAGAGAACGAGCAGGCGTTACTGGCGGTCGACTCGGCTGAGGAAACGCTTGCACTGTTTCCCCCTATTGCCGCCGACTGCGGAACCCGGATAGCCAACCGCGAAATCAGGGCAGTCGAGAGCAGTTATCGCAAGCGGGTTGTGAAGGAAGAGGATGTTGAGGGATTCAAGGCGTGGGTTGATAAATTCTACACCGAGCAAGTCACACACTTCCGAGACGCGGTGGCTCCGATGGTGAAAATGTTTCAGACGGCAGCCAATCATTCGGCTGTCGTGGACGCTGCGGGGATGGCCGAGGCGTACGCAAACGCCGAATACGATACCGTCCTCGCGATGCTGGAACAACCGGGCGGCGTGCCTACGCTGATCGAGAAGTGGAAAGAACAAAAGGCTCAGTCAATAGCCGAAGGGCTGTTGGGGGTGTTTCGCAAATCGCTTGGAGGTAGTGACGATGGCTAGTCTTGGAACCATAAACTGTAACGTGAATATCAGCGGGGAAGCGAAGGACGCACAGATGAACGAGACCATACGGGCAATGGCGGATCGGATGCAACGGAGCGTATGGGCGATGGAACCCAACGCGCTGATGAGCATGATACACCGATTGGCGGTCATCCCGGACATGGAGGCCGAGCCACCGGACGCTGATATCATATCGGCGGCCCCGTCCTGTAATATGGCCAACGTGCCCCGGTTGCCGAAGGTCAAGGGCAGTGTGGCTGTGATTCCGATCTACGGGGCAATCGCTCAGCACAGGGGTGGCGACTATTGGGCCGACGCCTATACTGAGGACATCGTCCGCATGGTGGCCGGGGCGATGAATGACGATCGGGTGGGAGCGGTGGTCGCCGCGATCGATTCTCCTGGCGGCGTCGTGTACGGAGTTGCGGAGGCAGCGGGTGCCATCCGTGGGTTCCGTGGGCAGGGCAAGCCGCTCTACGCCGTGGGCAAGGGGATGGTGGCCTCTGCGGGGTACTGGCTCGCGTCGGCCTTCGACAAGATATTCATGCCGGCCAGCGGCGAGATCGGGTCTATAGGTGTTTGGTGTGGCCACGGCGATATGTCGAAGATGTACGAGGACGCGGGAATCAAAGTTACGCTTGTTTCGTCTGGCAAATTCAAGACGGAAGGGAACCCGTTTGAGCCGTTGCCCCCGGAAGCAGAGGAAGAGATGCAACGCTCCGTGGACGAATACCACACGATGTTCAAAGCTGACGTAGCTCTCGGGCGTGGTACCTCGGTCAAGGATGTGGCGGAGAACTACGGCAAGGGCCGGTTACTGACAGCGGAAGCTGCGAAAAAGGTGGGCATGATCGACGGGATTGCTACGGTGGACGAGGTGATTGCCGGTATCATGTCGCCGGCGAAGAAGGGCTCGCGGTTGGCGACGGCCGCGGCGGCGTTGGGGTTAGCTGGGATTGAATAGCGGGGAGAAAGAACGTGAGAGAATACCAGAATGTCGAAGTAGAAGTCGTGAAAGAGCGAGAGTGCGTGCTCTTCAAGTGCGACCTCTGCGGGGCGCTGGCCGATGATCCTAAAGATGGTCTGTTTGAATGGGGAAGCGTCGGGACATCGTCGGGGAGCTTGGGCTGGCAGTACACGATAGACGGCGAATGGAATCCTGAACACCTTGATCTATGCTGGGACTGTGCTAATCAGATTGGGGAGACGATTAGGTTTCACCCGATGGACCTGCTCGCTCTAATCAGGCAGAGATGCAACGGTCGAGCCGGATAGTATTGAATAGCGGGGAGAGAAGATGGAAACCGAAGAACGCAAATCAGGTCTCGTGGTGCCAAAACAGAAACCCGAGCCGCCACCGAAGCAGTACGGCCCGCTGGAGTTGACGGATACCGACAAACGCGAGCGGGCAAAGGTAGCCTTACGAAAACTGTGGACGGTAGCCGGGCTGGAATGCCCTTGCGGCATCCTTTTCATATCGGAGGAACGCAAGATTCAGCTAGCGGCCCGGGAATGGGCGTGGAAAATGCGAACCTTTTCAAGCGGGAGAAAGAAAATGACTGACCAAACAGCGGACGCATTCAACGCATGGATGGACGACTACACCAATCACCCGGAGCTATTCAACCGCGAGTGGCAGACGGTGGGCAAGTACTTGGCGGAACGCAACGGCGGGGAGACTCCGTCGTATGGAGCCCACGCGGCCGAGACGCTCCAGCAGTACATTGACGGCCACCGAATAGGGAAGCCTAGCGGCGTCTCGCCACCGCCACCGCCGAAAGGATGACCAATGCCAGACCTAACCGCACGCCAGGGCCAGACCCTCGTAATCGTCCGCCAGTACATCGGAGAGCACGGCTACGGGCCGTCCGAGCGGGAGATAGCAGAGTCAATGGGGATCGGACGGCATAGCGTTAGGCAACACCTGACGGCCCTTGAGAGGCAGGGATTGATTGAGCGAATTCCAGCCCAGGCTCGATCGATTCGAGTATGCCAACCAATGGCGTAGGCTGTTACCCACTATCGGAAGGGCGCCAAATGGTTATATAGACAGGGGATTGACGGAGCGGTAGGATACGGACTGAACAATTCATAGAGGCGTCTGACCGAAACCGGTAGCTAAGTTCTATCGCACCGGTCAGACGTAACGAAGCAGAGGTGACTCGCAAAGCCGGGCACCGAACTTCTTGACGGTTTCTCAAGTCTCACACTTGAGCCGTCGGGGGTTTCGGTGCCCGACTTTTTTGTTGCGCTCCCACGTCCTGGCGGCAAGGAGCGTAACGATGAAAGTAGACATCCAAGCACTGGCGAAGGAGCGGAAGGAAGCGATTGCTGCGGGGCAAGCGATCTGCGAAGCCGCGAAAACAGCCGGTGAAGACCTGACCGACGACCAGCTTGCCGAGGTTCAGGTTCACGTTGCCAAGGCCGACGAACTCAAAGGCAAGATTGAAGCGGCCGAAAAGAGAGCCATCGCACAAGCGGCGATGTTCACGGCTCTTGACACCGCTGGCGAATGGGACGCATCACCCCAGCAGCGGATCACGGCTCCGGTAAACCCCAACCCGGTATCCAATCCGGTCATCACGGGCGGCCGGGACGCGGAACGGTTTTCAAGTTTCGGCGAGCAACTGAACGCCATTTGCCAAGCAGACTCGCCGGGCGGAAAGGCCAACCTGGATCCACGACTGCTGGGGCTCCAGGCGGCTATTAGCGGCTCTGGCTCTACGGTCGCCTCGGACGGCGGTTTCCTCGTTCAGGATGACTACGCGAACGAGATTCTGAAGCTAGCCCATTCGGGCAGCGAGATCGTTAGCCGGGTCCGCAAGATTCCGATCAGTGCGAATTCCGATGGACTCACGATCAACGCCATTGCCGAGACAAGCCGCGCCTCTGGCTCTCGTTGGGGTGGCGTCCAGGTCTACCGTCTCGAAGAAGGCGGCCAAATGACGAGCAAGAAGCCCAAACTGCGGCAAGTCAAGTGGGAACTCAAAGACCTCTGCGGTTTGTGGTACGCCACGAACAAGCTATTGCAGGACGCTATCGCCATGCAGTCGGTAGCCGAACAGGCGTTCTCGGAAGAGATTGCGTTCGTGGTGGAAGACGAAATTATCAACGGCGACGGTGCGAGCCAGATGGCCGGAATCTTGAATTCCAAGGCATTGGTGAGCATCACAAAGGAGAGCGGCCAAGCGGCTACCACGTTGGTGAAGGAGAATATCGACAAGATGTTCGCCCGCTGTTGGGCGCCGAGTCGCAAGAACGCGGTGTGGCTGATCAATCAGGACGTCGAGCCACAACTGTTTTCGATGACTCAGGACGTCGGAACTGGCGGCGTGCCGGTCTACTTGCCGCCGGGCAACAACATCTCTGGTGCCCCCCACGGAATGCTCTACGGGCGTCCGGTAGTGCCTATCGAACACTGCCAGACGCTTGGCACTAAGGGCGACATCGTCCTGGCCGATCTGAGTCAGTACATCATGATCGAAAAGGGAGGCGTTCAAGCGGACTCCTCGATTCACTTGCGGTTCGATTACAACGAGACCGCCTTCCGGTGGGTCATCCGTAACGACGGCAAGACCCCGTGGAACTTGCCTCTCACCCCGGCCCATGGCACCAACACCCTGGCGCCGTTCACCGCCCTTAACGCTCGCGCCTAGTCGCAGAAGGAGAACCGATACAATGTCTCTTCCCAACCTACCGGAAGGCTACAAGATTGTGAACGTGGCGCCGTCCCAGGCGGCTACCGCTGTCACGTATGACGTAATCTGCTGCAAGAACGCGAAGAAAGTATGGTTCGTGATCACGCAGCTTTACGTGGCCGACACCGACATTACGTTTTCGCTCGTAGAGGCTACCGACGTGGCGGCCGGAACAACCAGCGCAGTCACAAAGGCGTTGCCGATCTGGTACGACGTCGACGTGGCGGCGGCGACTACGGGCGCGGCCGCCACCACCGAGATCGACAACATGACGCTGATCACCAGCGGTTCGTCCCACCAGATGAACACGGGCGCCGGCAAAAGTCAGATGTGCGTCATTGAATGGGATCCGATGAAGCATACGGCCGGATACGACTGCATCCAACTGGCCGACACCGGTGGAAACGCCAGCAACTACGTCACTGCGATCGCGATGATCGAAGTAATGTACCCGCAGGCAACTCCAGACTCCGCCGTAATCGACTGAGGCCCCTGATGTTGTTTGTAGTCACTGGAATACCGCGTTCCGGGACGCGATACGCATCCCGACTAATGGTCGCTTTGGGTCTTCCGTGCGATCACGAGAAGACCCTGCGACCATGTACGCCGGTCGTGAACGTGGCGAGATGGCCAACGCTTGACATTGGAGAAGCTAGCTGGATGGCGTGGAGTCAATTGCCTGTGATGGTTGGCCATCGTGTGCCGGTGTTGCATGTGATACGCAATCCGTGGGACGTGATCGATTCACTGGCGAATCGTAACCAGATCATCAACCCGATGGCGAGCAATCAGTCGAGCTTGCAAAGTGTTCGTGAGCTTATCGACGCATTCTTGCCCGACGTTTTCGGTTATTCGGAGCGTGTTGACCGTGCAACGGCACTGGTGCTCGGTTGGCACGACTTGATTGTGTCACATGTACCCAACCGGTTTCAGTTCCACGTTGACCGACTGGACGCGGCTGCGGTCCGTGGCATAGTGAACTACATAGGGGCAGACGTAGGCGACACCACAATAGTCACCGCCCTTGCCGAAGTCAGCAAGTCGACAAACGAGGGCTACACGCTCGACGCCATCCCCGGCATTAGCAATCCCATCGCAGCGAAGTGGATTGCGGAATACGCCAAGGAACAAGAGTGCGATCGTATCACGACGTGCAAGATTCGCGACGTCGCCGCACGTCAGACTCCCGAAGAACTGATCGAACGAATGGCCCCGGAACTAGTCGAACGGGTCAACACCTACGCCGATTCGTACGGCTATCCAACCTATCAGGCAGCGTGCCTAGTGTAATCACCATCGTTAACAAAGGACAACCCCGAGATGGATACTCCACTTTTCTCACGCAAACAGTCGGGCGGGATGTTTACAATCTTGGACCGAGAAGAATTCCCAGCCGGTAAGATCTGGTGGGTGGATTCGACCAACACGACCAATGGGGCCGATTCGGCCGGCTACGGACAGAATCCCGACGCCCCGTTCCTTACGTGGGTCTACGCCGAAACGGCGGCTAGTACCGACGATACTATCTTTCTGATGCCAGGCCACGCGGAGACCATTGGGTTGACAGGCGCGGCGGCCATCACGCTGGACGTCGCGGGCCTCAAGACGGTCGGGCTCGGTGGCCAGACCAGACGACCGCAGATTCTTATTGACGGCTTCGCGGATACCTACATCTCCGTGACTGGAGCCGATACGGTAATCGAGAATGTCGACTTTGAGTCAGGGCATGCCGACATTGCCAAGGCGATCAACGTGGCGGCTGCGGGGTTTGAGCTTCGCAATTGCCGGTTTGAGGAAAACACGACCGCTGAGAACTTCCTGATTCACGTTCTGACAACGGCAGCCGCCGATGACATGGTTATCGAGGGGTGCATGTTCACTGGCATCGACGCCGCGAATACAGAGTGCATCGAGATCGTCGGCGCCTGCAACCGGGTGGTGATTCAGGATAACTACTTGAAAGGCGCGTGGTCCGTCTCGGCCATTTCGGCCACTACCGCCGCGTGCCTGGATATGCAGATTGTCGGCAACAGGATCATGAACACACTGGCCGGCGACGATCTGGCCGGAGCGATCGATCTGGTAGCGTCTTCCACGGGCATGATCGTGGGAAACGCGATCTACATGGCCGACAACACCGACTGCCTGACGGCGATCGACGGCGCCAACTGCGGCAAGGTGCAAAACTACGTCGCCAACGAATTCGCCGAAGAGGGTGGCGTTGCTGGTGCCCAGTCAACTTAACCTTAGAGGTGCGTTGTGGCATTGACGGTAAAGAAAGCTGCGGACGCAATCACACTGCTGGCGTCCGCGGCCCAGACGGCAACGAGTACCGGGGAGACGGCTGTTCGGCTCCCCGGGATGGTCAACGGGTTTGCGTTCACTCTGAACGTGACGGCCGACGAATCGACAGCGGCCGATTTGTTGGATGTGTTTATTCAGACGAAACTCGACACCACGAACTGGACGGACGTAGTGCATTTCACGCAACACGCGGGCAATGCAGACACCAAGCGGTATATCGAGAAGATAACGGCCTCGCCCGCGTTTGCCGGATTCGAGGTGGGCACGGCACTAGGGGCCGGGGCTGTTCGTGATTTGCTTGGCGATGATTGGCGGGTGCGGTTCACGGTGGTTGACGATAGTTCGATCGCATCGTTCACGTTCTCGGTGACCGCTTGTCCCATGTAGCGGGGGTGCGGAGTATGCTTATCAGCACGCGGGTTACACGCACGGAGCCGAGCACCGAGCCGGTAACGGTCGACGAATTGCGCGCCCATCTGCGAATGAGCGTCAAGACGCACGATTCCGATCTGTCTGACTACATCACTACTGCCCGACAGGTGATCGAGGAAGCGTATCTATCGAAGGCTCTGATCGACCAGGCGGTGGTTGAGTATTTCGATACGTTCGCCGACGGCATGGAGTTGCGGTGGGCTCCCGTTGACAGCGTGACCTCGGTGCAGTACCTCGACACTGACGGCGACTCGCAAACGCTTGCCGCCACCGTGTATGAGTTGGGCGACGTTCTAGGGCAGGGCGTCGTTCGGCTTAAATACGATCAAGTTTTCCCCTCCATACGCGCCCACGCGGACGTCGTTTGGATCACGTACACCGCTGGCTATGGTGCCAAGGCTGACGTACCCAAAGCTATCCGCCGGGCCATTCTGCTCTACGCTGGCTCTCTCCATACTGGCGTGCTTCCGACCAGCACGATCGACAGTCTCTTGTCTCCCTATCGGGACAGGCGGGTGATATGAAAGTCGTGGCAATCATTCCAGCACGGGGAGGGTCCAAGGGGGTACCCCGCAAGAACCTCCAGACGATCGGCGGTGTTCCGTTGGTGGCGTATGCGATTCGGGCCGCACTGGCGGCGGAGTCAGTCGACGCGGTGTACGTGTCGACGGAGGACGACGAGATTGCAAAGGTGGCGGCCGAACACGGAGCCCGGGTGATTCACCGGCCGTCGGAACTGGCCGCTGACACCGTCCACACGGCCCCGGTAATCATGCACGCAATCCGGACGCTGAAGGGGTGCCCGCTGGAAACAGTCGTAGGCATTGAATGCACAGCGCCACTGGTTACGAGTGAGGATATCGACGCGGCGGTGGCGAAGATGCGAGACGGTGTCGACGTGGTAACGACAGCTTGCCGGGATAACCGATTCCAATTCCGGCAAGTCCCCGGCGGCATAGAGTGGCTGTCACACAACCGGGCCGACGAGGATTGCAGACGGCAGGACTTGGCGCCCGCGTATCGTTTGGCCGGGGGCGTCTACGCATGGCGGCCAGATGCGTTGCTGTGGATGGGCACGGCGTTCTATGGGCACGTGGATTTTGTGGAAATTCCCGAGGAGCGGGATGTGGATATCAACACACCGACTGACCTTGCTATCGCTCGTGCGATTATCGAAGGCCGGGCTGAGGGTGTGTGCAATTACTAGCGGGGAAATCATGAGTGATACAGAGTGGGTGATAGTGGGGTCTTCTCCAACGGCTCCGAAGTGGCTTGAAGCGGTGCGACAGAATACGGAGTCGCCACAATTCGCGGTCACTAACCGGGCCCACGTGTTGTTCCCGGACGATCCTCCTGACATCTACTTCATTGGCGGAGAGGTAACCGGAAACATCCGAGGCCGGTACGAACAGTTCTACGCGGCGGCCAGGGACATTCAGAAACGAGGCTCGCACCTTGTCAGCTTGCAGCGGAGAAAGGAAGAGATCAAGGAAGCTGGCCTCGACTTCATGGATGAATACCTGCTCGTCGACGTGGGGCGGTGGGGCAAGTGGAAATTCATCCCTGGCCACTATTCGGCTTGCGGATTCTCTGGGCTGTTCTGTCTTCAGTACGCTGTCAATCACGGGGCATCGATCGTGCATTGCGTCGGCATGGAAGGCTATGCGAAAGAAGGTCACTACTTCGATGCCGGCCCGGACAGCGTCTACAACCAGACAGATGACGTGATTGGGCCGTTCACGCAAGCCGTGATTGATGCGTGCCCCGGAGTGGAATTCATCTTCTACGGGGAATTGAATTATCCGGTTGTGGGCGCGAACGTGAGGTTGGTGAGTGAGTTGCCGGTGGAGGTGGCCGACGTGATGGAGGCCCCTCCCGATGATTCATGACGACCCACACAAACGCAACAACCGCGTGATGATCCAGAAGCCGACGGAGACAACTACCGCGGGCCAGACGACGACAGCGTGGGCCGACTTCGCCTATGCGTACGTGGGAATCGAAACACTGAGCGGCAAGGAATACTGGGAGGCACAACGTCACGAATCGAGCGCAACGCATTTATTGACCGGCACGTGGGACGACTTCGAGAACGTGACGGCGGATTTCCGGATTGCGTTCGGGTCGCGGACGTTTCAACTGACCGAGCCACCGCGAAACATCGACGAGGCGGACGTAGTAGCGAAGGTGCAAGCCGAGGAAGCGACACGATGACACAAGCCACTGTAACTACTGCTCTGGGAGGACGTGCCCCGGTGCGAATGACCGTATCGGGTGGAAGGGAGCTGCAAATCCTGCTCGCACGATTACCGGTCAACGCGCAGAAGCGGGTGGTGCGTTCGGCCGTGAGTAAGGTGGCTCGGCACATGGTCACGAAAATCAAGCGAACGATTGGCACGGGCAGCACGAAGGCCATAGATTCCGGTCTCCTGAAAAAGTCAATCGGGTTCCGAACGTGGACATCCAAGAAGCGCAAATGGGTAGTTGGCGCGACAATCGGAGCCCGCAAAGGATTCGGCACGATGGTAGTTCGCAATAAAAAGGGGAAGCAAAAGGCGTTGACACGTGGCGGAATCGCCAAGCATGTAGCGGGCGGCGGCGGTTTCCATCGCTCGCAGTATGCGGATCCGGCGAAGTATGCACATCTGCCCGAAGGCGGAGCGAAAGGGCGAACCGGACGCAAGGGGCGTCGAGTAGGCGCGTTTCGTGGCGTGCATTTCATGGAGCACTCACACACCCGATATCAGTCGCAGATGTCCGCTAAATTGCGAAGAGGGCTCCATGTCGGCATAGAACGCGAGGCACTCAAACTAAGCAGGATGAGACCCCGTGGGTATTGAGGCACAAATACAAACGCAACTTGGAGCGACATCAGTACTGACCGACGCGGTGAGTACGCGGATCTACCGATACCGGAGACCGAGAGCGGCGGCGTTGCCTGCGGTTACCTTTCGGCGAATCGATACAGAGATCGAGAACCATTCAGAGGGCGCCTCGGTTACAACGCACTGCCGGGTGCAGGTCGATAGCTGGTCGGATAGCGAAACAGGCGATGAGGTGCGAACGGTAGCCGACGCGGTGGCAACGGCGTTGAAAAGCTGGAGCAATACCGGCGGGTCACCCTCGATTAGTTCGTGTCGGCAAATGAGCGATGTCGACTTGACGGAGTACGAGGAAGACGGAACAGACGCGATACAGTTTCACATCAGCCAAGACTACGAGCTTTGGTACGCATGATGTTTGTGCAATTCCAAGTATTGCAACGCACTGGAGCCAGTGACCCGCCCGAGGGCGTGGAGTTGCAGTTAATACGAGTCGACTTGATTCAGCGGGTGAGGCCGATAACCCTGCCCGGCTGGGATGAACCAGCCGTAGAGGTGTTGTTGGAAAACGAGGCGGTCGAGTATTGCCAAGGCACCGTGCAGGCGATTCTCCAATCGATTGACGAGGTGTGTAGAGACTAACCACGATACACGGCCTAGGGGTAGCCCCCGAACGCCCGGTACCCGCCCGGGCTGGCCGTTTTTTTGCGGGAGGCGTCTACGGGGGACGGCGGTAATGGTGATATGGCTGACGATGGATTCAATGGGGCGACATTGCTCCTAGATTCGGTGGCGCTGGGGCCCATTCTGAGCATCAACGCATCCGACTCGGCTCCGGAAGTTGACACGACCGGCTCCGCGGATTCGGCGGCAACGTCGGCCGGCGGTGTTCCGAAGCTGACAATCAGCGTCGAGATTCTCGGCGGTACTACGGCATCTCCCAACGATACGGGCGCGTTGGCCGTAGCGTGGCTGGATATCGGTACGAGTACGCTCGGCACCGAAACGACGGCCCGGGTATCAAGTGTGTCGACGAGTGGCAGCAAGGACCAGCCGACGACGACAACGATTGAATTTGTAAAGGCCGCTCCAACTGCGTAACGGGGCGGAGAACTCTATTTGAAGGGAGCCCATTGTGGCACTGACGCGGGAATTTTTCGACGGTTTGAAGCGGGAAGTCAGCGAGGTTGCGATTCTGAACGCGAACGACAAGGCGTGCATCCGCACGATGTCAGGACGCGAGCGGGATGCGTACGATGCTTCGATCAACGATGGCAAAAACCAGAACTTCGATAATATGTCGGCGCGTCTGGTTGTGCGTTGCTTGTGCGATGAACAGGGGGAGCTATTGTTTCCCGACCCGGCAACAGGGGCGGAAACGATAGGCGAGTGGCCCACGTCGATTGTGGATCCCCTGTTCGATGCGTGTCGAGACCTCAACCACATGAAACGAGGCGCCGTTGAGGAAGCGGCAAAAAACTCCGAGCCCAGCCCCGACGACTCTTCGAGCACCGACTAGGGGTGCTGCTTGGGAGAACGCGGAGGGAATTATTGGCCAGTGCAGACACAGCCGAACTGACGGAACTAGAAGCGATTTACACCATCATTGAACCGATGCCCGAGGATCGGGCAGATTTACGAATGGGGATAACTGTGGCGAATGGCTTACTACCTCACGTCAACAAAGGGCACACACCCAAACCGTCCGACTTCATTCCGGATTTCGACGGTAAGGCGGAGACCCCGAAACCGCAACAGACGCTCGAAGAGATGCAGGCTGTAGTGGCTCACATAAACGCTGCCTGGAGCTAACCCCGTGGCTTACGTCGGCACACTTGCGATCAATGTCGTTGCGAATACCGGGAGGTTTTCGTCCGGGTTGCGCACGGCCGGCCGCGATGTCAGCACGTTTACCGGCAGCGTTGCCAGGTCGGCTGGCATCCTAGGCCCATTCTCGACGGCAATGGGGGCGGGTTTTGGTGTTGCTGCGGTAGCTGGACTCGCCAAGATGGCCAAGGGTGCTGACGAATTCGCGGGAGCTATGAATCGTTCTCTTGCGATCATATCCAACGTGTCGGCCGGCATGCGTAAGGAAATGGAGTTGACGGCACACTCAGTAGCGTACAACTCTAAATTCTCATCGAAGGAAGCGGCGGAAGCGTATTTTTTCCTAGCCTCTGCCGGGCTTGACGCCAAGCAGAGCATAGCGGCATTGCCGTCAGTCACGAAGTTTGCTCAGGCTGGGAATTTTGACCTTGCGGTGGCTACAGACCTTGCCACGGATGCCCTTAGTGCGCTGGGGCTGAAGTCTGTCGACGCCGGAAAGAATACTCGCAATCTTCAGCGGGTAATGGATGTGCTGACAAAGGCAAACACGCTGGCCAATGCTTCGGTACAACAGTTTTCCGAGTCGCTTACGACCAAGGCCGGGGCGGCGATGAAACTGTACGGCATTGACGTTGAAGAAGGTACAGCCGTATTGGCGGCGTGGGCGGATCAAGGTGTCAAGTCTCAGGACGCCGGTACGCGGTTTGACATTGTCCTACGTGATTTAACTAGCAAGGCGATACTCAACGCGGCGGCATTCGAGAAAGCAGGGATTGCAGTCTATGAGTTCGGGGAGATTCGGAATATTGCCGCCATCGTGGAGGACATGGAACGGGCAATGGGCAAGATGACGGACCGGGGGAAGAAAGCGACGTTGATGCAGTTGGGTTTTACGAACAAAACCGTATCGGCCACCGCATCACTTATCGGTATGTCGGACGCCATTCGTCAGTATGAAGCCGGGTTACGAAACGCAGACGGAACGACCGATAAGGTAGCCGACAATCAGACCGATATGCAGAAGGCGTGGGCAAAGATGACGGCTTCGCTAGATAAGATGTCAAGCGAAGCGTTCCCGCCGGTACTCAGTCATTTCGCGGCAATGATTGAAGGTCTAGAGGGTACAACCGGGGCCTTTGACGAGTCGGGCAAAGCGATGAGCAAATGGGCGGAACGCGGGAAAACCGCAGTTGCTATTATGGATGGGTTCAGGATAACGACTCCTATGTTTGCTGCGCGAGATGCCGCACGGTTTTACACGGGGACGCCGATAGACGAAATTCGCGCGGATATCTTCGGGACGCCGAGCCTGCACCGTCCGTTGGAGCATGACGATCCACGCCGGGTGAAGGCAAGAGAAGAACGGGCCTCGGAGGCAATGACCCGCTCTATGGCATCCATCTTCGGATTCGATAAAAACGCTGAATTCGGTGCCAGTGCGGTGGACAATCAAATGGCGGCTATGCTTTCTGAAATACGAGGCAGCACGTACACCGATGACAAGATTGCTTCACTGGCCAACCAGTTAGAAAAACTATCGTCGCGGATAGAACAGCTAATGAACGTCCCCAGGCTCAACGCGATGGCAGACCGGATGGGGCTCGGAGGCGCAGCAATCGGAGGCGTCAACGCGGAGACTGCCGGGCGGATACTGCCAGGGCTCAAGGAAGAGTTTGCTGAGTTGTACGAAGAGTTTGCAAAGGCCACCGAGAAGGCGTCTGAGCGAATGCAGGACATGGGCGCGAAGATGTTTGACGAGATGCGCACGCCAATGGAGGCGTACGCACAACGATTGAAGGACATCAACAACCTGTTGAACGTGAACGC